AGGCACCTGCTCGATGGTTTTCCGCCCCCGGCGGATGAGGTTTGCATAGACTTCTGCCATGATTATGCCTCCTTATCTGCGGCGGATGTGACCGCGATGAGCTGTTCGTACACGTCGCACAGCGCCATCTGGGTATTATCGAGGTTGGTTTCCAGAGAAGAAACCTTGGTTTTCAGGGCTTCATTCTCCTCCTGCAATTCCGCCATCGTTTTCTTCTTCTGCAATTTAGCTACAGAATCGACTCTTACTCTGTTCAAACCCATTACTGGAAACCTCCCTGAATCGAAGCGATATAGCCGCTCTCGCCGCTTGCACCGCGCTCTGCGGTGACACGGAAATTGAATGCGAAGCCGTTGGCCGCAGTCTGGTTCGTGAACAAATGGTTCCGGCCATTCCGGGCCTCGGTGGTGGCGTCCTCCCATACCGGCGAACTATCCTTGCCGTTGTTCGTGACCTCCACCTTGAACACAGCGTCAGCTGGAATCAGACCGCCTACGGTGATGGCGCAGAGCGTGATCTGGGCATCCGCCTCCATCGGCTTCGCCAGCGTGATGCTGGCGGCGGTGACGGCCTTCGTAAAGGTGAACGTCTTGGTGACGGTGGCCTTGCCATCGGTCACGGTAACGGTCATGGTGTGACTGCCGTTCGTAATTTTCTGGAAATATTCACCGGTGACGGCGAAGCTGTTGGTGGTCTTGCGGGTCGCGGTGTAGGTTCGCTTGGTCGTGCCGTCCAGCTTTTCGGTGACGGTCAGGGTGTCCCCTGCGTCCTTATCATCCACGGAGTACGAGATGGTGAAGCCGCTGGACTTGGTGCCGAGGTTGGCTGCGCTGGAGGTCGTGATGGTCGGCGCGGTGTTGTTATCGACCGTGCGCTTGGTGGACGTGGTGTAGCCGGACTGAGCGTTATAGCTGTCATACGCCTTGACACGGTACATCACGGTGGACCAGCCCTTGGTGATGGTGTCGGTGTAGGTCAGCGCATTGCCCTTGTACACCTGCGTGTAGGAGGAGCCACCATCGGTGCTGCGCTCC